ATACAGAGGTGATTTTGAAGAAAGACTAAAACTTGTATTGGCCGCTTTAGAAAAGAAGGGCAAAACAATCATGTTTATCGATGAAGCTCATATGATGAATGGAGCAGGAGCCGGCGGTAGTGACAAATCAAACGATCTAGCAAATATGCTCAAGCCGGCATTAACAAAAGGTAATCTAAAAGTTGTTGCTTCCACTACTTGGGAAGAATACCGCAAGTATTTTGAAAAGGATCGTGCATTGATGCGTCGATTCCAGCGTGTGACTGTAGATGAACCAAGTAAGGAAGTGGCAAAAGACATCTTAATTGGAATCAAAAAATATTATGAAGACTACCATTCAACAGAAATTACAATAGATGCAATAGAAAGTGCAATTCACCTTAGTGTCAAATATCAAAATGATAAAAAATTACCTGATAAAGCAATTGATCTAATAGATGTTGCTTGTAGTAGATTTAACCTTTTGGATGTAAAGCCAGAGAAGAAGGTAGTTACTAAAGAAAACATAGAATTTGAACTGGCAAAAATGATTAACATTCCTGAAGAACAGGTAGCTGAAAAAGAAACTGCAAATCTTGCCAATTTAGAGAAGAATTTAAAGGGTGTTGTGTATGGACAAGACGAAGCCATTGTAACACTAACTGATAAGATCCTAGTTGCGCAAGCGGGACTTAAGAGTGAAAACAAACCAATTGGTTCGTTTGTATTTATGGGGCCAACAGGTACAGGTAAGACTGAAACTGCAAAGCAACTTGCTACACAATTAGGTGTGAAATTGATAAGATTTGATATGTCAGAGTTTCAAGAGAAACATTCAATATCTAAACTAATTGGTTCGCCTCCAGGATATGTTGGCTATGAAGATAGTGCAGGACAACTTATTACTAAACTTCAGGAAAGTCCAAATTGTGTGCTATTATTAGACGAAATAGAAAAAGCCCATCCTGATGTATCTCAAATACTGTTGCAAATTATGGACAATGGATTTGTTACGGGATCAAATGGCAAGACAGCGGATGCAAGAAATTCAATACTAATTCTTACAACTAATCTTGGTGCTGAAGAAGCAGAAAAAAATGCTATAGGATTTACCGAAGACACTGAAAAAGATTATGAAGACGAGGATCTAAAAAAATTCTTTGCTCCGGAATTTAGAAACCGACTAGATGGAACAATTACATTTGGCAAACTTGACGAAAACACTATGATTAAGATTGTAGGTAAATTCTTAGTTGAACTCAAATCTCAAGTAGCCGGAAAAGGTATTGAAATATCTATTACAGACCCTGCTATTGATTTGTTAGTTAAAAAAGGATTTAATAGGAAAATGGGCGCAAGACCTTTACAACGTGTAATTGACAATGATATCAAAAAAGACTTATCAAAACTAATTCTCTTTGGTGAATTGAAAAACGGAGGCTTATTAACAATAGATGCCCAGGATGACAATATAATCTTAAACGTTAAGGAGCCAGTGCTTGAAGAAATTTAACACAAATTCTTTATTCTATAACAAATACCTGTATAAATTATGCTTCTTAAATGGTTTAGCTAGTGTATTTAGAAACAAGAATTTGAAGTATGCTGGACAACATTTAGATGATCTACAAAGAGATTATTTAGATGGTAATCCTCTATATTTTTCTAAAAAATTGCGTCATATACCTATTTCAGTGTCAGACTTTACTGATTCTAAAATCCTATACAACAAACTATCTAACGTTAGAGACTATGGATTAAGAATAAATCACCCTAACCTATGCTTATATAGCAATGATTATAGTTGGTTAGAAAGTATAGCAGGTGCTATTAGTGCTAAATGTTCTATATACTTTCCTGAAGAGGAAGTTAAGAAATTATTAGATAAAGATATCTTATATAAGGAACAATCTGATTACAAATACAGAGTGACACTTAATTTTGAAGCGACCGATAAATTAGGTTTTTGGTTAGAAAACAACCTCGATAAGGTGAAATGCCAAAAAGACCTTATAAATGACCTAAAAGAAGGACGCGGAACATATGGAAGAACATTCTATGTTAAAGATGATAACCATTTAATGTTAGCTAATCTAGTTTGTAGTGTAGGTTTTTTGAAAATACAAAAAATAGTAACAAAACAATAATTGATAAATAGTTACATGCCCAGTAATAGTGTAACAATATTATCAAATCAAAGTCATCCACAGGATAGTAGTACTCAGACACTTTCAAGTGACAAGTACAAAGGAGATGGCTATTATAGCAGAAGCGACGGTTTACATACTGTACAGTTCAACTTGGATGACTTTACCGGTACAATAGTTATTGAAGGAACTCTTGCTATAGATCCTCAATCTAGCGACTGGTTTTCAGTAGAATTATTTACAAATACAAGTGTAGCAGGAACAGTTGATACAACTGGAGCAGTTTCTACAGGTAATGTAGTAACTTTGTCAAGTCTTTCGTATGTAAGTGAAACAAGTAATAATAATTATAACTTTACTGGAAATTATATATGGGTAAGAGCAAAAATAACTAACTGGACTGACGGCACAGTTAATAGCATACTACTGAATCATTAGGGAACAAAGATGGCACAAAAGAATATAAATTTAGGTTCAGCTAATTATGCAGGAGACGGTGAAAGTCTCCGTTCCGCATTTGAAAAAATTCAAGATAACTTCAGTGAAATATACTTAGACTTAAATGTAGGTGGACAAATTATCATTAAAGATGTCCATGGAGATCTTAATGGTAGTGTTTTTGCAGACGACAGTACTTTACTCATAGACGGACAAAGCGGAAAAATACAAACTAGTAAACTGAGCAGTGAAAATGCAAATACAGGTGATGCACTTGTATGGAACGGAACACAATGGGGACCGCAAAGTATAAGTGGTGCTCCACTTACTAGAGATTTAAAAGGAAGTTTGTTTGCTGATGACAGCTCTTTACTTATTGACGGAATAAACGGTATCCATTATGGACGTTTTGACGGAATATTAGATGGTGAAATGAATGGTTCAGTTTTTGCAGATAACTCTACACTACTTGTTGACGGCATAAATGGCACAATTCCTAGTGTGGATAAATTATTAGCAGATATAAAAACTGCTGCCGCAACAAGTATAAATTTTGCAGATTTTCAATCTAAAATAGCAGCATTATAAGGAATAAAAATGGAACATTTCGTAAGAGTAGTAATGGAAAAACAAGAGGATGCACAGTTATTAGACGAGAGCATCTTTGCTGAACAAGAAATTTATGAAACTGAGCAAGGTGCTACAGTATACGAAATTGCACTGCCTCGTCAACTAGACGAAGAAGAAGCAAATGAATATGCTAGTCGTTTAGCAAATTATATGTTTGAAAAAGGCTTTGAAGATTTCGACATTGAAATTTCAGCAGGAGACGATGTAGATGTTGCAGAGGACGAAGAAACATATGACGGTGACGACTTTTTTGAAGAGTATGGCGTCATGTGGTTTAACGAAGATGATGACGAAATCGATGAAGCAGAATACCAAGGACGTAAAGTTAAACTAGGCAAGCCTATGCAAGGTGATGTTAAAAAGTTTAAAGTATATGTTCGTGATCCAAAGACGAAGAATATTAAAAAAGTAAACTTTGGTGATCCAAATATGCGTATTAAAAAATCAAATCCGGCACGTAGACGTTCATTCCGTGCAAGACACAACTGTGACAATCCTGGTCCACGCACAAAGGCACGCTACTGGTCATGTAGGAAATGGTAAAATGAAATTAGTTGAATTTATATCCCAAGGTCCCCAAGAAGAAAAAGATAAATTTGCATATGATGTAGCAGAAGACCTTTACGTTTATATGAAAAATGATCCTGCATTCTACAGACAAGAATTATTTCCTATTCTTTCGCAACTAAGTGACAAAGCTAAAATGAAGAAAGAAGTGGATCTAGGTAAAGAAATAAATCCCTGCATAGAAAAAGCAAAAGTGGCGTATATTAAAAAGTTTAAGATTCCTAAACAACCATCTGAAGTCTTTACAGATGATGATAATCGTGTTATTGTACAAAGAATGAGCGACGATGAACTAGAAACAATTAAAAAAGGTGGTTATTAAATGTTATTACGCGAGCTATTTGAAAGTAAGGCTAGTAAAGTAGTAGCAATAATGCCAGGAGGGTTTCATCCATTTCACCCTGGACACAAAAGCCTATACGACTGGGCAGTAAAAACATTTGGTAAAGCAAACGTTTATGTTGCTGCAACAAATGATGTTACAGAAAGACCTTTTCCTTTTGAAATAAAAAAGAAACTAGCTTCCATGGCAGGTGTTCCTGCTGATCGTTTCATACAAGTTAATACATCACCATTTAATGCAAGAGCATATACTGATTTGTTAGATGATAATACAGCATTAGTGTTTGTTAGAAGCGATAAAGATCGTAACGAAGCACCATTACCGGACCAAATGTTAAAGGATAAAAAAACAAAAAAACTTACAAATAAGCCTAGATATATTCGTAGTTGGACTGGTAAAGATGTACGCACCGCAGACGAAATGGGCTACATGGCTTATGGACCAACTATAAATTTTGACTTTTCAGGT